CGAACAGAAAATCCTTGAGGGTATTGCTCTGGATTTGGGTGTGGAAGACCGCGATTTTTGCAAGCGACTTTGCGATTGGTCTGATGTGATTAGAAAAACGTTTTATGATGGTGGTATTGAGGAAATTATCTCCACCCGCCGACTAGTTCATATCGTCCGTGCCTACAGCATCTTTGGTGATAAGGCAAAAGCAATTCAGGTTTGTATCAATCGTTTTGATGATGAAACCAAAACTGCCTTCTTGGAACTCTACGACAAGATTGATGCCGATTTTGTAATGCCTTCCGAAACTCTTGAACTGACTATTGAGGGTGGTAGGGAGATTGACATTAACCTTCCCTTCTGATATAATTGGGGAAGGTAAATTATGACTTTCCCCAATTATGTTTGGACCCGAGGACGAACATAATCTTATCAATAAATTCAATCTCACTATGAATGGTGAGACTGGCATACTTAATGTTACAAAAACTCCTGTTACTATGACTGATAAAACAAATCATCTTTGGAAATACAACGAAGATAAAATTCTCAAAGATGTTGAAGAATATGTGACTACTACCTATCACGGTCATTACTGTGGTGATAGTGATGGTTATGCTGATATTCAGACTATTGACCTGATGGCAGCAAAAAAACTGGCAGCAGGTTTCTGTCAGGCAAACATCCTGAAGTATGGTTCTCGTTATGGAGACAAGGATGGTCGCAATAAGCGTGACTTGATGAAAGTCATTCACTATGCTATGCTACTTCTCCACTTTGACGGGCATTATACTCGTAAAGATAATGGACTCTCCGAATTCAATCGCTGATTATTATGAAACTGAAAGAAAACACTATGAAACTCTCTGACAATACTCTGACTCTTCTCAAGAACTTTGCTGGTATCAATCAGTCTATTCTTGTCAAGCAGGGTAATAAACTTCGCACAATTTCTATTGCCAAGAACATTCTGGCAGAGGCAGAAATTACCGAAGAGTTCCCCCGTGAATTTGCGGTTTATGACCTGAATCAGTTCCTGAATGGTTTGAGTCTTCATCAGGACCCAGACCTTGATTTTACCGAAGATTCGTATATTACTATTCGTGAAGGTAAGCGTAGGGTCAAGTATTTCTATGCCGACCCGAATGTGATTATTTCTCCTCCAGAAAAGGAAATCAAACTTCCTTCCGAAGATGTGTGTTTTCAGTTGGAAACTGGTTCTTTGGAGAAACTGGTGAAAGCAGCAGGAGTTTATCAGTTGCCTGATATTTCGGCAATCGGTGATGCCGGTGTGATTCGTCTGGTGGTTCGTGATAAGAAGAATGATACTTCTAACGAATACTCTATCGTTGTGGGTGAAACTGACGAACAATTTACTTTCAACTTCAAGGTTGAGAACATCAGTAAGATTGTTTCCGGTGCTTATAATGTGGTCGTGTCAAGGAAACTTCTTTCACAATTCACTAATACTAAGCACAATCTTTCTTATTGGATTGCTCTGGAACCAGACAGCACTTTTAATTGATTCTTTCTTCTTTATTATGGAATTTCTACTCTATTTGACTCCTGCTGGTCAGGAAATAATTAGCAAAATTATGCTAAAGAATTATAATGTTAGAGAAAATGCTCCAGTCTGTAGAGACAAGCAGTTATTTGGACTTCTAAAGACTCCTGATTTTATAATCTGTTTAGATAATATCAAAAACACAATTAGTCCGGTTAAGCATTATGTAAATGAAACTGTGTATCACGAAGCAGTTCACGTAGCACAGGCGTGTAAGGGTGGTAAACTGGGAATATCTGCTTCTCTGAACCAGTATAAACTAAATGATGTGATGAGGTCAGTAAAGGCAACTGGTTCATATGCCATTTATGAAACGGAGGCATATTATCTAGAAGATAAACCAGAGGAAGTTCTTCATCAACTTAAGAAATACTGTTTCTGATGAATATATTCGTAACATCGCCGTGGCCTGCAGAGTCTGCAATCGTACTTCCTGACCGTCATATAACGAAAATGTCTCTCGAATGCTGTCAAATGCTGTCTATTGTAGCATCTGAGAAATGGGGTCACGGTTACGGTACTCTTCCGAAGAAAGATGGAACTCCATATGCAACGGAGAAAGGTGCTTTTCGTAATCACCCCTGTACTCGGTGGGCAGCAGAATCGATTGATAATGCCTACTGGTTAATTAAGTGGGGTATGAACCTGTGTGATGAGTTTCAGTTGCGATATGGTAAGACCCATTCGTGCTATAATACTCTTGTGGATGCCTACTACCTTTTTCCCAAAGGAAAGATTACTGAAGTGACTCCTTTTGCCCGTGCTATGCCCGATGAGTATAAACTTGATGCTTCCATAGATACATTTGAGGCATATAAAAGATATATTTCCTCAAAAACTTGGGTGAAGGACAACTATCTTCGTATGCCGCAGAGGCGTCCAGAATGGGTCTTATAAACAAGGCACTAACACTTTTTTGCCTCAAAGATTGTTGTTTATCGCCCAATTTTGGACTAAATTTAATTATTTTTATTTGTGAAAAATTATGAACACAGACAGAACTGACTTCTTGTGGTGCGAACGCTGGAGACCTCGTAAAATTGAAGATTGTATTCTTCCTGAGCAAACTAAAAAGACCTTTCAAGACTTTCTAAATAGTGGTGAACTGCCTAACCTGCTTCTGTGTGGTCCTGCTGGTGTAGGAAAAACCACTGTGGCAAAGGCACTATGTAATGAATTGGGGGTAGATTGTTATGTCATCAATGGATCCGACGAAGGTAGATTCCTCGATACTGTCCGAAACAATGCGAAAAACTTCGCTTCGACCGTCTCACTTTCGTCAGATGCTAAACACAAAGTCATCATCATTGACGAAGCAGATAACACAAGTAACGATGTTCAACTCCTCTTACGGGCGTTTATTGAGGAATTTGCTGGTAATTGCCGATTCATCTTCACCTGTAACTACAAAAACAAAATCATTGAACCCCTCCATTCCCGATGTGCCGTCATTGACTTCACAATCAAGGGAAAAGAAAAGACCAAGTTGGCGGGATCCTTCTTCAAGCGTCTACAAAACATCCTGGATAAGGAGGGCGTCAGATATGATCCGAAGGTCCTTGCGGAACTGATAAACAAGCACTTCCCCGACTTCAGACGGGTCACTAACGAATGTCAAAGATATTCAGTTAGTGGTGAAATTGATTCGGGTATTTTGGCATCCTTTTCGGACATCTCCGTAAATGAACTAAACAAGTATCTGAAAGAAAAGAACTTTTCCGAAGTTCGTAAGTGGGTTGTTTCCAATTTGGATAATGACACCAATATCATTTTGCGTCGTATCTATGACTCCTTGTACGATGTTCTTGATGGACCTTCTATTGCTGCCGCAGTATTAGTTGTGGCAAAGTATCAATATCAATCGGCATTTGTTGCGGACCAAGAGATAAATTTACTTGCCTGTCTAACTGAAATTATGGTGGAGTGCAATTTCAAGTGAATCCATATAAAGTCAATAAGGCATCCTTATATGAAGTGCCAGTCAAGACAACTCCTCAGAATGTGAAAGAGGCAAATGAAGCACTCTTTTATTCTAAAATGAATCTTCCACAGGCAGCAAAGCATTGTGGAATGACTCAGAAAGAAATGAAACTTACTTTTTTTGAATACCTAAAGTATAACAAACCTAATTATGAAATTTAATCTTTCTAAAATTAATCTTGAAGAGTTCTTTGGTTGCGTCGAAGCAACTAATACAACGCAAATGAAATCAAATGCTTTTAAAACTCTTAGGACTTGGTTACAAGAGAAATCATTTGCAAGATGGAGTGGTGACCAATTTGAATATGTTGGTGATCATCGAGATGGCGTAGATTTTATTTCTTCTAACAATGAACTGTATGAAATGAAGGGCAAACTACGCCTGTTTAATAAAAATGGTTCTACTGGGGCAATTGATCTTAAAAACTTCCGTGGAGAAACTAAAGTAGTAGAGAAAACATTTGACTACATGTTCCTTGTTGATACCTTTAATATGACACTTGGGTTGACTGATTGGAAAACTGTAGAAAAACGCACTTATTTTACTCCCAAATCTCCAGTTGCAAAGTGCAAATTTCTTGCTGGCGACTTCACTATTCTTGCAAGTAATGTAACTCCTGCCAAAAAAAGTATTACTTCTGCAGAAATTCTTGATAATCTTTTGGAGATCCTATAAATGTCAATTAGTCAAAAACAACTAAAAACTTGTTTGAGGTATCCGGGCGGAAAGTCCCGTGCTTGCACCAAGATGGACCCCTATTTCCCAGACCTCCGAAATTATGATGAGTTTCGAGAACCATTTCTTGGCGGTGGTTCTGTGGCAATTCATATTACTAAAAAATATCCAGACCTCAAGATTTGGGTGAATGACCTTTATTCTCCGCTTGTAATCTTCTGGCAGCAACTCCAGATGTTTGGAACGGAACTTAAGGACCATCTATTACATTTTAAGAGTGCCTGCCCTGATCCTGATTCTGCAAGGGGGTTGTTTGACATCTCTAAAACTATCCTAAATGATCCTAAGACTGGAGATTTTGAGCGAGCAGTCAGATTTTATATCGTTAATAAGTGCTCCTTTAGTGGTCTTACCGAAAGTTCTTCTTTTTCTCCTCAGGCATCAAACAGCAACTTTTCTCTGCGAGGTATTGAGAAACTGCCTGAGTATTCTAAACTTATCTCTAAATGGCGTATAACTAATTATTCCTATGATTATCTGATGGATGGAAATAAAGGTGCTTTTATGTATCTTGACCCTCCTTATGACATTAAGGATAATCTCTATGGGCGTAAGGGATCAATGCACAAAGGATTTGATCACGATAAGTTTGCTGCTGATTGCAATTCCAATAATATGGATATGTTGGTAAGTTATAATACCGATCAACTTGTCAAAGATCGTTTCTTAGGTGGAAAATGGAATGCTGCTGAGTTTGATCTGACTTATACGATGCGTTCTGTTGGTGAATATATGAGAGACCAAAAACAACGTAAAGAACTGCTATTATTTAATTACACAAAAACTCCCAAAATTCAATTTAGTTTTGATGGTTGCTATAATTACAATAGATTGAAAGGTGAGGGATTAGTTGATGCCTGAATTGAAGGACTGGTTGAACACAATCAATCAAACGAAGAAGAACCTGATTGATGAAGATCCTTCAACTGAGAAGGGGTATGCTCCATATATTATTAATCGGTGTCTTTCTGGAGAAATTGATTGTATTATGTTTGTGAATGAATTGAATCAGTATCATTTTCTTCCTAAAAAAATGCAATATGACTTTCTTATAAATATTCTGAGGGTTAAAAGGAGGTATTCTCCTTGGCTCCGTAAAGATAAAATCGAAGATCTTGATATTGTCAAGCGTTATTATAATTATAGTAATGAAAAGGCACAGCAGGCTTTGAGGATTCTGACAAAGGAGCAACTAACATTTATTAAATCGAAATTTGAAACTGGAGGAACAAAATGAGTGTCGTTCAAGAACCCACTGTACAATGGTCGCCTGATATGATGATAGAAGTCATTCTGAATGAACCAGATGATTTCTTAAAAGTTCGTGAAACTTTGACTCGTATTGGAGTTGCCTCAAGAAAAGAGAAGAAACTTTATCAGAGTTGTCACATTCTTCATAAGCAAGGTCGTTACTTTATTACTCATTTTAAGGAACTTTTTGCTCTGGATGGTAAACACGCAAATCTAACTGTAAATGATATTCAGCGTCGTAATCGTATCGTTCAGTTAATTGCTGATTGGGGATTGGTTGAAGTAGTTGATGTGAGTAAGGTTCAGGATATTGCCCCTCTAAATCAAATTAAAGTTCTTCCTCATAAGGAAAAGGGAGATTGGATTCTAGAAACCAAGTATAATATTGGATCTAAGAGGAAAAAGGTTGAAGAAACCGAATAATAAAGTAGGGAGTTCAACACTCCCTTTTTTTGTAAAAGTGTTATAATTATATACAGACGCCTTCGGGGTCCACAAAACACAAACTCGCTTAAAAAGGAGATACTATAATGACTAATCTTTCTAGATACACATCTGCGGATCTTCCTGCCTTGATGGATAGGATTACACGCAATAGTATTGGAATGGACGAATATTTTGATCGTCTATTCAATCTTCACGAAACTACAAATAACTATCCACCCTACAATCTAATTCAGGTAAATAATGTAGAATCTCATTTAGAGATTGCACTTGCAGGATTTAAGAGAGGAGAAGTAAATGTCTTCACAGAGTATGGAAAACTTTTTGTCGAAGGGCAAAAATCAGATACAGAATCGGATAGGACGTTTATCCACAAGGGTCTGGCTCAACGAAGTTTCAAAAGGGCATGGACTCTCTCCGACGACACAGAAGTCCGAGAAGTCACCTTTGAGGACGGACTACTTACCATTCGACTAGGAAAGATTGTTCCAGAACACCACAGCAGAAAAGAGTATCTATAAATACTTCTGAATATCGTTGCCGCAGGGAGGTAACTGGCAAAAACCAGTTGACACCTCCCTTTTTTATGCTATAATGAATTGAGAGGAAAACTAAAAATGTCTGTAAAAATTGCCCTATTAAAATCTGGAGAATCAGTAATTGCCGATATTAAGGAATTGATTTCTGAAGATAAAGTGTGTGGGTACTTATTCACAAATCCACATAAAATGCAGATCAGTAATTCAATTTTCTTGACGGAAGAACCAATAGGATCTGAAGATGGTACTGTAAGTGTAACATTTTCTTCTTGGATTCTCTTTACAAGTGATAATGAGATTCCAGTTCGTCCCGATTGGGTTGTAACAATTGTTGAACCAGTTAAAGATATTAAAAAAATGTATGAGGAAAAGGTAAATGGAACGGAATGTGAAGTGTCTTCTATTGAAGGTTGATACGGTATTAATTACTGAGATTATTGAAGTTGGTTCTGAACTTGGAGAACCTGATTGTAAACTAATCAATCCATATCAGTTTTTGAGTATAGATGATATGAGACCCTGGCCAGAAGTTACTAATCAGACTGAACTAATGATTCATTCTGATAGTATTCTTACAATCGCAGAACCGACTCCGGAAATTGTTACAAAGTATCTTGAACTAACTACCTGATGAATTTTTATACAAACGTACAAATGGTTGGGGACCACTTCTTGGTTCGTGGTTATGAAAATGGTAGACATTTTATGACCCGTGAGAAGTTTTCTCCAACTCTTTTTGTTCCGTCTAAAAAACTAACCAAATATAAAACACTGAATGGTGAATATGTTGAAGCAGTTCAACCTGGTTCTGTGAGAGATTGTAGAGAGTTTTTTAAAACGTATAATGGGGTAGAAAATTTTAAAATTTATGGAAATGAGAAGTACATCTATCAATACATTTCCGATAAATATCCAGAAAATGAAATTAAGTTTGATATTAGTAAAATTAAACTAACAACAATTGATATTGAGGTTGCATCGGAAAATGGATTTCCAGATGTAGAAAATGCTGCAGAAGAAGTGCTGCTTATTACACTTCAAGACTATAATACTAAACAGATTCGTACTTGGGGGTTGGGTCCATTTGACAATAAACAAACTAATGTTTCTTACCGAGCATTTTCTGATGAGCATAGTCTTTTAAATGATTTTATTCACTGGTGGATGATTGAGGAAAATACCCCAGAGGTTATTACTGGTTGGAATAGTGAACTCTATGATATTCCATATCTAGTTCGTCGTCTAGAAAGAATTTTAGGCGAAAAACTGATGAAGAGAATGTCACCTTGGGGACTTGTAACTGAGGATGAAACTTATATCTCTGGAAGAAAGCATATTTCCTATGATATTGGAGGTATTAGTCAATTAGATTATATTAAACTTTATAAGAAGTTTACTTATAAGGCACAGGAATCTTATCGCCTAGATCATATTGTGAGTGTGGAACTTGGGCAAAAAAAACTCGACCACTCCGAGTTTGATACATTCAAAGACTTCTATACTAAGGGTTGGCAGAAATTCGTAGAGTATAACATTATCGACGTAGAACTTGTTGACCGTTTGGAAGACAAGATGAAACTGATTGAACTTGCCCTTACGATGGCATATGATGGAAAGGTAAATTATGAGGATGTATTTTCACAAGTTCGTATGTGGGATACTATTATCTACAACTATTTGAAGAAGAGGGATATTGTTATCCCCCCAAAAGAAAAAACTGATAAGGATTCTAAGTATGCCGGTGCTTATGTAAAAGAACCTGTTCCTGGAATTTATGATTGGGTTGTAAATTTTGACTTAAATAGTCTATATCCACATTTAATTATGCAATTTAATGTGAGTCCAGAAACTCTTGTTGATGAAAGACATCCTACCGTAACTGTAGATAAGATTCTTAATCAACAACTTACCTTTGAAATGTATAAGGACTATGCGGTATGCCCTAATGGTGCCATGTACCGTAAGGACATTCGTGGATTTCTTCCAGAACTAATGGAGAAAATGTATAATGATCGTGTCATTTTTAAGGAAAAAATGATTGAGGCAAAAAAACAGTATGAGAAGAAAAAAACAAAAGAATTGGAGAAGGAAATTTCAAGATGTAACAATATCCAAATGGCAAAAAAGATTGCTCTCAATTCTGCCTATGGAAGTGTCGGAAATGAATGGTTTAGGTACTTTAAACTAGCAAATGCCGAAGCAATTACTCTTTCTGGGCAAGTTGCTATTCGTTGGATTGAAAATAAGATGAATACATATTTCAATAAACTTCTTAAAACTAAGGACTTTGATTATGTTATTGCTTCTGATACTGACTCCATCTATCTTAATATGGGTCCTTTGGTTGAAACTGTATACAAGGGAAGAGAGAAAACTACTGAAGGCGTTGTTTCGTTCCTTGATAAGATCTGTAAGGTGGAACTTGAAAAGTATATTGAAGGTTGCTACCAAGAACTGGCGGAGTATATGAATGCTTATGATCAGAAGATGCAGATGAAACGGGAGAATATTGCCGACCGTGGAATTTGGACTGCCAAGAAGCGTTACATTCTCAATGTCTGGGATAGTGAAGGAGTTAGATATTCTGAACCTAAATTGAAGATGATGGGTATTGAGGCAGTCAAGTCTTCAACTCCGGCACCTTGTCGCAAGATGATTAAGGATGGTCTGAAGATTATGATGAGTGGTACAGAAGAGCAAGTTATTGAGTACATTAATAATTGTCGAACTGAGTTTAAGAAACTTCCGCCAGAGCAAATTGCTTTTCCCAGAACAGCATCTGATATTCGTAAGTATAGTTCTCACTCAGGAATCTATACTAAGGGAACTCCAATTCATGTTCGTGGGTCTCTTTTGTTTAATCATTATATTAAGGAGAAGAACCTGACTAATAAATATTCACTTATTGGTAATGGTGAAAAGGTTAAATTTATCTATCTCAAAAAACCCAATATCATACAAGAGAATGTTATTTCCTTTATCTCCGAATTTCCAAAAGAACTAAGACTTGACAAATATATTGATTATGAACTACAATTTGAGAAGAGTTTCTTGGACCCACTCAAGTCTATTTTGGATTCTATTGGGTGGAAAACCGAACATACAACAAATCTTGATTCATTTTTTACCTGATGAATTTACCTATTAACGAAAAAGAACTGAATACTATTATTAGTGCTATGAGAATTGGCGGAGATACTGCTCTTTACCAGAAACTTTGGTCTTATAAAATGAACTATCAAAATAAACAAAAACAAAATGAAAAATAAAATGGAAGATTCTGGATTAAGTTTTTTGAAGGACATAGTGAAGGAGATTGGTGGAGAATACACTCAACTCGCTTCGGATATTGATGAAACTGAAACTTATGTGGATACGGGTTCGTACATTTTTAATGCTCTTGTATCCGGTAGTATATTTGGTGGTGTATCTGGGAATAAGATTACTGCAATTGCTGGTGAAACTTCTACTGGAAAAACTTTCTTCAGTCTTGCCGTCGTTAAAAATTTCCTTGATAATAATCCTACTGGATACTGTCTGTATTTTGATACTGAAGCAGCAATCACAAAATCCCTTTTGGAAAGTAGGGGAGTTGACACAAGTCGTCTGGTGGTTGTCAATGTAGTTACGGTAGAAGAATTCCGTACCAAGACACTCAAGGCAGTTGATATTTACCTAAAGAAAAAAGAGGATGAAAGAAACCCTTGTATCTTTGTATTAGATTCTCTGGGAATGCTTTCTACTAATAAAGAAATTAATGATGCCTTAGCAGAGAAGGATACTCGTGATATGACTAAGGCACAACTTATCAAAGGTGCCTTCCGTATGCTGACTCTCAAACTGGGTCAGGCAAAGATTCCTATGCTAGTGACAAATCACACCTATGAGTCGATGTCTCTTTATGGTGGTAAGCAAATGTCTGGAGGTTCTGGATTGCAATATGCCGCATCCACAATTATCTATCTTTCTAAGTCAAAAGAAAAGGATGGAACGGAAGTTATTGGAAACATTATCAGGGCAAAGACTCACAAATCACGTTTAAGTAAGGAGAATCAAGATGTTGAAATCCGCCTGTATTATGATGATCGCGGTCTTGATCGTTACTACGGTCTTCTGGAACTTGGTGAACTTGGTGGACTCTGGAAGAATGTAGCGGGTCGTTATGAGATTGATGGTAAGAAACTTTATGCCAAAGAAATCTTAAAAAATACCGAAAAATATTTTACACCAGAAGTAATGGAAAAACTTGATGTGATTGCCAAGGGTGAGTTTAGTTATGGTGTATGAAAAACATTCGTATAATAAAAACTAATGTAAATGTTTCTAAAATATTAGAACAACTTAAGCAATATCCTGAAGACTGGGGTTCTCAAAAAAATATCGAAGACTCCGAACAACTAGACCCCACAGAATATACTGTTACTGTGGATGTATTACAACTTATAATCGGTGGAGTTGAAACCGAAGGTCAATATGTTGGGAATACTGAAATATGTATTAAAACCCCGGCATATGAAAAACACACTGAGATTCTTAATTACTTGGGAAAGTATTTTAAGAAACTCCGTCGTTGTGGATTCTTGGCACTTCCTGTAGGTGAAATTGTAGGTTCTCATATTGATGAGGGAACTTATTATCTTACGAAGGATAGATATCACCTTTCCATTCAGGGAAAATACGAGTATACTGTTGGGGATGAAACTACAACTATTGAACCAGGAACACTCTTTTGGTTCAATAATAAACTACCCCATAAGGCAGTGAATATTGGCGACAACATTAGAATTACTTTTGTATTCGATGTTCCGCATCATAAACGAAATCTTTAATTAAAATAATGGAACGACTTGAACTTACAATCCTTAGAAACTTAGTATTTAATGAAGACTATGCCAGAAAGGTTATTCCTTTTATTCAACCGGAGTACTATGAGCAAAGAGTAGAAAAGATAGTTTTTGAGGAAATTGTTGAGTTCATCGTTAAGTATGGTTCTTCAATTACAATAGAAGCACTCAATATTGAGATTGATAATCGTAGAGATTTAACAGAAACTGAAAATAAAGAAATTGTAGAACTACTTTCTAAACTTAATAACAGTCCTGTGGATAAGCAGTGGATACTGGATACTACCGAAAAGTGGTGCCGTGACCGTGCTATTTACTTGGCACTTATGGAATCCATTCATATTGCCGATGGTAAGGATGGTAAAAAAGGTAGGGATGCTATTCCCAGTATTCTTTCTGATGCTCTGGCAGTATCCTTTGATAATAATATAGGTCACGATTATCTTCAGAATTATGAGGAACGATATGAGTTCTATCACCGTAAAGAAGATAAGATTGAATTTGACTTAGAATATTTCAACAAAATCACAAAAGGTGGATTACCTAATAAGACTCTGAATATTGCTCTTGCCGGAACTGGAGTTGGAAAATCTCTCTTTATGTGTCACGTTGCTAGTTCTGCTTTACTACAGAATAGAAATGTTCTTTACATCACTCTTGAAATGGCAGAAGAAAGAATTGCCGAAAGAATTGATGCGAATCTTCTTAATGTTCCAATTCAACAACTGATTGATTTACCACGCTCAGCATTTGAGAATAAAGTAAATGGTATTTCCAAGAAGACTCGGGGTTCTTTGGTAATCAAAGAATATCCTACTGCTTCGGCACACTCCGGGCACTTCAAGGCACTTCTAAATGAACTTGCTCTGAAGAAATCATTTAGACCTGATATTATCTTTATTGACTATTTGAATATTTGCTCCTCCTCACGATTTAAGAGTGGTAGTAATATCAATTCTTATACTTTGGTTAAGTCTATTGCCGAAGAACTTCGTGGTTTGGCAGTAGAGTTTAATGTTCCTATTATGAGTGCGACACAGACGACTAGAAGCGGTTTTGGTTCTTCCGATGTAGAATTGACCGATACTTCTGAATCGTTCGGTCTTCCTGCTACTGCCGACCTTATGTTTGCTCTGATTAGTACAGAGGAATTAGAAGGTCTGGGGCAGATTATGGTGAAGCAACTTAAGAACAGATATAATGACCCAACAATCTTTAAGAGGTTTGTAGTTGGTATTGACCGTGCCAAAATGAGACTTTATGATGTGGAGCAATCGGCACAAAATGACATACTTGACAGTGGTAAAGAAGAGGAGTATAATAATGAAGAAAATAAACCAAAAAAATCATTTGAGGGATTTAAATTTTCATGACACAAGTAATTGATACAAACAAATATATTGAATTCGTTCGCCAAACTACAAGTCCTGCAAGTAGTGACTTTAATAAACTTATTGAAAGAATGCAAGAACTCGATGGGGAAGGTGTAAAACTAACTCATCTTCTTACATTTGCTTTGGGTGCTTCTGCTGAAATGGGAGAAGCAGTTGAGATTATTAAGAAATGTCTATTGCAAGGAAAACCTTTTAATGATGATGCTAAAGTCCATTTGCTTAAGGAGTGTTCCGATTGTTTCTGGTATTTTGCACAACTATGTATCGCTATGGATGTAAGTTTTGAGGACATTATGCAAATTAATTATGAAAAACTATCTGCAAGATATCCTGAAGGAGCATTTAGTGTTCATAGGTCTGAAAATCGTATAGAGGGAGACATTTGATCAATAAATACTAACAAAGTTTATTGTTGTTAATGAAAGACCTTCAAGAATTTATTAATAATATTATTGATATCTTCACAACTAAAAAATCATTACCGAAAGATGTACTAAACGATTTTATCAAGTATTTTTATTTTACACTCGATAAGGAAATAAAATCAAATAAGTCGGAAGTATTAAAGAATAAATATATTAAGATTAGAAAAAATGGTCTTAATTACATTATTGATAATAAAGATGCAATAATGGTGAATATTCGCAAGAAAAAATTAAATAAGTAATGAAAAGTTTTCATCAATTCATATCTGAAGCATCTGCAGCAGCAGACCAGGCTAAACGTCTTGGGTTGCAGGGAAATGGGCACGGAGATTGGTATGATAGAGCAACGGGAGAGTTTGTTGCCAAAACTCAAGGTGGAAAGTTAACGTTTTATAATAAGCGTCAAATAATTGGGGGGAAAGATCCAAATCAAACTCCACATGAAAAGGACGTTCCTTCTCCAAGTTATAATGACCCAAATCTTCAACAGAAACCCCAACCCCAACCTCAACCAGAACCTGCTCCAGAGCAACAACCGGTAGTACAAGAACCGCAGCAAGAACTACAACAACCAGTGGCAACTCCACCACCAGTTCCTAAGACTAAAGGAACTCTGACGATTGCTTTTGGTCGTTTTAATCCTCCTACGGCAGGACATCAGCAACTAATGGATACTGCTGCTGCCGCATCTCAGGCGGATGGTGGGGACTATCTAATCTGCCCATCCAGAAGTCAGGATAATAAAAAGAATCCACTGGACGCAGACACAAAGATTTCATATATGAGGCAGATGTTCCCTGCCCATAGTGAAAGAATAGTGAATGATGCTGCAAATAATACTATTTTTGATGTTCTTAAAAAGGCACATAATGATGGTTACACGAATGTTAGAATTGTGAGTGGTTCTGATCGTGTAAAAGAGTTTGAGAAACTTTCTAATAATTACAATGGACAACTATATGCTTTTGATGCTATAGAGGTAGTATCTGCGGGCGATGATGATCCAGATTCAAAAAGTGTTGAAGGAATGTCTTCCTCCAGAATGAGACTTGCTGCTGCCGAAGGAGATTTTCGTAAGTTTAGAGAAGGTCTTCCTCCAGATATGAAGCGTAAATCAGCACAAGAATTGTTCGATTCTGTAAGAGCATCTATGGGTATTAATGAAAACTGGAATCTCTGGGAAATTGCCCCCAAGTTTGATTACCAGACTCTTCGTGAGAATTATGTTTCCGAAAAAATATTCAAAATTGGACAACTGGTTGAAAATTTAAATACTGGAATTGTTGGGAGAATTATTCGTCGTGGAACTAACTATCTAATTTATGTAACTGAATCTAATATGATGTTTAAATCTTGGATTACGGATGTAATGGAAACCAAAAAATATACCGAAGTTAAAATGGATAGAAAGATGAGAGAACCCGGAAAACCAAATACTTTAGTTGGAACTTCTGGATTCTACAAGTATGTTGCGGACATGACACCTGAAGCACCGGAAACAAATCTACAATACGGAACAAAACCCTATCGTGGTTATAAAGTATCTAATATCAAGGAGTTTATAAATAAGTATAGAAAATAGTAAAGTAGTAAAGTCTTAATATGAAAAATCATATTGCCGAAGATCTGCCAGCAAGAAAATTTGCCCCTGCTGCTGCTGGTTCTGCTCCTGCTCCTGTTGGTAAGGACAATAAAAAAGATAATAGTGGAAAGACTCCAGAGGAAAGAGCAACGCAGGCAGTATATGACATTCGTTATAAGGCAAGAAAAGATGAAATTTCACTTCTTAACGCATATACCGAATATATGAAAAGTAGTAGCATGTCTGGAGAGGAAAGAAATATGGTTAAGGCAAAATTGTTTCGTAAAGTATCTGGTGGTATGAGAGCAGAAGACTTTAATCCTATCTTTAAGAATGCTGCATCTGATAATGTTGCCAAAGCACTTTTTAAGGTTTTTGTTGAAAAGAAGGAAATAAATATTGAAGATCTGAAGGAGTTTTATACAAGACGCAATTCGAGGGGTGAGGTAGTATTTCATGTTAGAATAACGGATAAGAAAACTAAAAATAGTTATACTCGTGATGTGACTCGGAAGAAACTTAATAAACTTCGTGCAAATCCAAATATTGATATTGAAATGTCGGAATATAGAAAGGACTCTGAAATAGAAAGAACCAGAGGTGCTCTTACTGCAAGAGTTACTGCGGGTAAAGGATTAGACCCTGTAGGTCAAGAAGATGGTGATGTTGATAATGATGGAGATAGAGATAAGTCTGATAAGTACCTAATGAAGAGACGTGGTGCGATTGGAAATGCTATTGCAACTCGTAAAGAAGAGTTCATTCACGAAGCAGGTGCTAAAAAAAATTCTACAAAAAAGAGATCTGATAAACTTGATGTGATGCCACCCGGACAAAGAAATACAGTAAATATGTCCCCCACTCAGGGTGGAAATGAAAGAGTTGAAATAGTGGCACATAATGAACTTGAAGGTGAACTGATTGCCGAAACTGGGTACTCAAAGTTTCTCAAAAAAGTAAAGGAAGAAATGGATTGTGGTTCTGATGATAAGAAAAAAAAGAATGGAGTAGATAATCGTTCCCGTCCAACAGAAATTAATATTGCAAAAAATATAGTAAGAGCATCAACTGGTATTAAAAATCCAATGGTAATGGTTTCTAATGATGAGGATGTTAAGGAGGGTTTGGGACTGAGTGTCGGAGCTTCACAACTTGCGGGAAGACTCTTGGCAAATCCAAGAACTTCTGCTGAACAAGGAGCAAAGAATTTTCAAAAGAATGTTGCTGATCCAGTCGGTCGTGCTGTAAAGGGTGCAGTACGTGCAGTTTTTCAACCTGCAAATATGTCTCCCGAAGCACAAAAAGCACGGAGAGATAAGTATAGACCTGAAGAGGTTGAATTTGAAGGTGAAGTGATTGATGAGGCAGAACAAAGGATAAGACAACCAAGAAAATCTGCTAATCCTCGCGGAACATATGATCCTACTGGTATTGGTCAGTATCCAAGAACAGGAAAAGAAAGAAAAAAAATGCGTAAAGGAGAACCTGTAGTTAAATATCCTTCATTGGAAAGAAAATCTAAACCTATGAATGATGATGAAAATCCTCCAAGAAGAAGGTATGGGGGTGATGATCATCCATCTTTAACTGCCGCAGAAAGAAACCCAGGATTAAAATAGATTAATTCTAAATAATACAGGATACTCTTCACACGAGGCTATTATGTCAGCACTCATCGCATGGGCATTTGCTAATCAGGCACTTATCGCAACTGTTCTTTTTGCAGTTTCGGAAGCACTTGGAGCAAATCCAAAAGTCAAAGCAAACGGACTTCTTTCACTTATTCTTTTACAAGTTCAAGGACAACTAAAAGCAAAGGGTGCTAAAGACGTTACCCCCTGAGTTTTTAACTTTAAATCATAAAGGAGACCAAATATTAGGGTCTCCTTTTTTTATAAATATTACTAGAAAAAGAATTTTGTAGGTAAGAAACATGTCACTTTGGGGCATTTCAACAAACGCCGAAACTTCAGCAAATAATTATGCGATTCCAAAATATTTGGGCAACTATTCTGCTGCAAACGGTCAATTCGAAGCAACTGATAGAACCAGAAGTCCTTATAATTGTTTTGCAGATAATCGTGGATGGATTCAAAGACATTATAAGACTACTAGTAATTCCGGAATTTCTACTCGTTATTGGGATTCTATTTTAGTTCCTGTAGTTGGATTAAATACTGCTGGTGCTGGAACAAGTACAACTGGTTTAGGACAAGCAACTCCAATTGCTGTTTTCTTTGAGGATCCTAATCTTGCTTCTCCAATTAGCATCGGTGCCGGTGGAACAACTGGAATTGGAACCGGAACTACTGGATATGTTCATGTAGTATGGAACGAAATGGTATACTGCTCAGCCGGAGCAACTGTTCTTATTTCTCAATCTACTGGAGCAAATATTGTCGCATATGCAAATTCTACAGGAGTTCCAGTTCAAGTTAATGTTCCCGGAATAGGACAAACTGTAATCACTTTTAACGGACAAATTACTAATAGAGTTGGATTTGCATTTACTGCTCCTAATACTGGTATTGGAACTGTTCTTAGAATTGCAACTACTGGTGGTGTTGTTGGTGTTATTACTGATGCTTCTGGTGGTGCCGCAGTAGATAAAACTATTGTCGGACTTGCTAAAAATATTGCAGGTGCAGGAACAACATCTGGTGTTGGTATTGGAACTACCACTTTAACAATTAAAGCATGATATGAGATTTGATGAGTTGAATGAGAATAATTATATATTATTTGCCATTAAGTATTATGAAAATCCTCAGTCAGTAACGATGGAGGATTTTGAATCTGATTTGAAAAGAATAAGATATGTAAAAAGATTATTAAAAAGATATAAAAATACTGGTGAATTAAAAACTCATCTCATCTTAAATCATCTTATTATCCTCTTTAATGTTTTTAATGATGCCACAGTTCCTTTGTTATTCTATAACTTAGAAAAGGAACTTTGGCCGTCTATTAAAAGTTTTTTACTTTTCTTAAATCGTTTACCGGAATATCCCAAAACTCAGATACACGAAATTATTGAAGATTCTGAGTGTCTGTCTCAATTGCAGAAAATCTAATGGATATAAACAAGATTATTGATATTATCCACACTCTCAAAGAAGAGGGTATGGTAACTGGTGCTCCTACCAATAGTCTTGTTGGTGGAAAAATAGCAGGAACCGCAGAAGCGGGTGATAGTCCTCCAGTAAGAAAGAAGAATAAATACATGTATGGAGCGGGATTCCGCAAAAATTGGTTACAACGAAGAACCCCACAACCATAATAAATCCAATGTACACTCCACCTCAACCCCAAGCAATAGAAACAAAGGTTGCAATCCTTGAGGAAAAACTTCATACTACTGAGCAGTTGATGCAACGTATTGAGAGTGCAATCGAAAAGATGAGTGAAGTAAGTGCGAATGTGACTAAAATGTTGGCAGTTCATGAGCAAAAGATTGAGTCTAATGATAAAGTGGATGCTATACTATTTGCAAAGATTGACCAGTTAAGCAACAAAATGGATACTGACCATAATATAGTATTGGATAAGTTACAAGGATTAGAAAAAAAAGTTTGGATCGGCATTGGAGTTTTTGCTGTGGTGACTTTGATCGTCAATAACTCAGAAATGTTAGCAAGTATCTTGACAACCACTCAAGACAACGGTAGAATGGAAAGACTCAGATAAGTACCATTTATAATGGATTTGATTGATTCCAAGTATATTGGATTAGTTTCGTCACGCCTTCAGAAATTTAAAAGAGTTAAAGCAGACCTCTATAACTTCAGATGTTGCCTATGTGGAGATTCTCAAAAGAATAAAAGTAAGACACGAGGGTATTTGTATGCCGTAAAGACTAATACAAACTTTAAGTGTCATAACTGTGGGGCAAGTATGTCCTTCAATAATTTTCTCAAAGAACTAGACCCCACTCTTCATAAACAATATACGCTTGAGAAATTTAAGGAAGGATATACTGGTAAGAATTTTGTGGTTGAAGAACCAAAGTTTGAATTCTCAAAACCAACTTTTTCCAAGAAACTAAACCTTCCAAAAGCATCATCAAATCAAATTGCTAAAGAATACTTGGAAAAAAGAAAACTCAATCCAGAAAAGTTTTATTTTGCTGACAAGTTTCAGGAGTGGGTGAATACTCAAAAACCCACATTTAGTAGGATTGTAAAGGATGAGAGTCGTATAGTCATACCACTATACACTAGGGAAGGAGAAGTCTTCGGATTTCAGGGAAGAGCACTAGGTCCGAATAGTGTTAAATACATTACCGTCATCTTGGATGATTCGATTCCCAAACTTTATGGACTCAATAAGGTAAATGCAAATGAGACGGTTTATATTGTCGAAGGACCATTTGACTCTGAGTTTGTAGAGAATGGAATTGCTATGTGTGGTGCCGATGTTGATGTATCATCCTGTAACTTTAAGGATGTTGTTTATGTCTTTGATAATGAACCACGAAATCGAGAAATCTGTAATAGAATGAATAAGATTATTGAGAGTGGAAGTAAGGTTGTGATTTGGTCAAAATCTATTCAGCAAAAAGACATTAACGATATGGTGCTTGCTGGACTTTCGGTTATGGATGTGTTAAAATTAAATACTCACTCAGGTTTAGAAGCAAAAGTAAAGTTTACCGAATGGAAGAAAGTATGAGCAACGGAACAAAGGTTATTAAAAGAAACGGATCGATTGAGGGTCTTGACTTAAACAAACTTCACCTGATGGTAGAAGAAGCATGTAAGGACTTGGCAGGAGTATCGGCATCTCAGGTTGAAATGAAGTCCGGTATTCAGTTTTATGATGGCATTACTACATCGGAGGTTCAGGAGATTCTAATTCGCTCTGCAAGCGACTTGATTGACCTTGACCATCCTAACTATCAGTTTGTTGCTGCCAGACTCCTTCTGTTCGCTCTCCGCAAGCAGTTATTCGGTCGTATGCACGAGTGCTCCACTCTGATTGAACACGTTCATAATTGTGTTGATAAGGGTGTCTATGATGAAGAGATTCTAAGTCTTTATAGTGATGAAGAGTTTGAGAAACTTCAATCCTTTATTGTACATGAGCGTGATTATCTCTTCACCTATGCGGGTCTCCGCCAGGTGGTTGATAAGTATCTGGTTCAGGACAGAAGTTCTGGTGCTCTTTATGAGACTCCGCAGTTTATGTACCTGATGATTGCTGCTACCATCTTCTCTAAATATCCAAAGGAAACTCGTTTGGATTACGTTAAAAAATATTATGACGCAATCAGCAAACACAAAATCAACATCCCAACGCCGATTATGGCAGGAGTCAGAACTCCACTTCGTCAATTTGCATCTTGTGTTCTCGTTGATGTTGATGACACCCTCGATAGTATCTTTAGCAGCGATGTGGCTATTGGTAAATATGTCTCACAAAGGGCTGGTATCGGCATTAACGCTGGTAGAATCCGTGGCATCAACAGCAAAATCAGAGGCGGAGAGGTACAGCACACAGGCGTGGTGCCCTTCCTTAAGAAGTTTGAGGCAACTGTCCGATGCTGCACTCAGAACGGCATCAGAGGTGGTTCTGCTACAGTTCACTTTCCTATCTGGCACCAAGAAATAGAAGACATTCTAGTTCTTAAAAATAATAAAGGAACTGAAGATAATCGTGTTCGTAAATTAGACTACAGTATCCAAATCTCCAAACTGTTCTATGAACGATTCATCAAGAATGAAGAGATTTCACTCTTCTCTCCACACTCAGTTCCTGGGTTGTATGATGCTTTTGGCACTGATTCATTTGACGGGTTATATGTGGATGCAGAACGAAATGAGTCTATTCCAAGAAAAACGATTGGAGCACAAGAACTTTTTCTGGACCTTCTGAAGGAAAGAGCAGAGACTGGTCGTATTTACATTATGAATATTGACCACTGCAACTCTCATAGTTCTTATCTGGATAAGATTGAGATGAGCAACCTCTGCCAAGAAATTACGATTCCGACGAAACCTATTCAACATATTGATGATCCTAATGGAGAAATTGCTCTTTGTATTCTGAGTGCCATCAATATTGGAAAAATTAAGACTAATGAGGATCTTGAAGTTCTTTGTGATCTTGCTATTAGGAGTCTTGATGAACTTATTGATTATCAAAACTATCCCGTCAGAGCAGCAGAAATCGCCACTAAAGCACGGCGATCACTTGGAGTAGGTTATATTGGTCTGGCACACTATCTTGCCAAGAATGGAGAAAACTATGGAGACCCTGGTGCTTGGAAACTAGTACACGACTTGAGTGAGGCATTCCAATATTATCTGATTAAGGCAACCGTAAATCTTGCGAAAGAAAAGGGTGCCTGTGAGTATTCTCATCGTACCAAGTATGGTCAAGGTATTCTACCGATTGATACATACAAGAGAGATGTTGATGAAATTGTTCCGAATAATTTGAAATATGATTGGGATAGTCTTAGGGAACAAGTTAAGCAATATGGAGTACGGAACTCAACACTGTCGGCACAAATGCCTTCGGAGAGCAGTTCCGTTGTGTCAAATGCAACAAACGGAATTGAACCGCCTCGTGGATACTTGTCCATTAAGAAATCAAAGAAGGGTCCGCTCAAACAGATTGTACCCCAGTATCAAACTCTTAAGAACAACTATACGCTTCTTTGGGATATGCCTAACAATACTGGTTATATCAATATTGTTGCTGTTATGCAAAAGTTCTTTGATCAGGCAATTTCTGGAAACTGGTCGTATAATCCAGAAAATTATCCCAATAATGAAGTACCTGTGTCGGTAATGGCACAAGATATGCTTACTTGTTTCAAATTGGGACATAAAACAGCATATTATCAGAATACTTATGATATTAAGACCGATGAAGTGGTTGAAGAATCTAAAGAAGACCTTCAATCACTTCTGAATGACATTATGAGTTCTGATGAAGACGATTGTGAAAGTTGCACAATCTGACCTGAGTAAATATAAAAGTGTGAGTTAATTTGGAGAAAAAAAATTATGGATTTTAACTTTAAGACAAAACTAGAGGAGAAGAATGTGGTCAATCAAATGACAGTTTTTAACTCTCAGGAGGTAGATACTAAAAAGCAACCGATGTTTTTTGGAGCACCTCTGGGCATTCAGCGTTATGATTCTTACAAGTATCCAATCTTTGATAAATTAACTCAGCAACAACTTGGATACTTTTGGAGACCTGAGGAGATTTCTCTTCAGAAAGATCGTGGTGATTATCAAACATTACGTCCAGAACAAAAACACATTTTCACCAGTAATCTGAAATATCAGATTATGCTTGATTCGGTTCAGGGAAGAGGTCCCGGTATGGCATTTGCTCCCTACTGCTCTCTTCCTGAACTGGAAGCATGTATGAAGGTCTGGGAGTTTATGGAGATGATTCATAGTCGCTCATATACATATATCATTAAGAATGTTTATTCGGACCCTGCGGATGTCTTTGATACAATTCTTCGTGATGAAAGAATCCTAGAACGTGCCGTGAGTGTCACCGAAGCATATAATGATTTCATCAATAGTGCTCAACATTATGGAACTTCTGAACTTTGGAAACATGCCCAAGAATCAGTTCCTCACGCACAGGCAGAAAGATATGAACTCAAAAGAAAACTTTTCAGAGCAGTTGCAAACGTTAATATTCTTGAAGGTATTCGCTTTTACGTCAGTTTCGCTTGCAGTTTTGCATTTGGCGAACTCAAACTTATGGAGGGAAGTGCAAAAATCATCGGTCTAATTGCCCGTGATGAGAGTCAGCACTTGGTCATTACTCAAAACATTCTCAACAAATGGAAGGAAGGTGATGACCCTGATATGAAGAAAATCTCACAGGAAGAAGAGCAGTGGGTCTATAAGACTTTTGAGAATGCAGTCAATCAAGAAAAACTCTGGGCAGAATATTTGTTCAAGGATGGTTCTATGATTGGACTGAATGATAAACTTCTTTGCCAGTATGTTGAATGGACTGCCAACCGCAGAATGAAGGCAATTGGTCTTCGCCCACTTTATGATATTTCTGCGAAGAATAATCCCCTTCCTTGGACCTCACACTGGTTGAATTCAAGAGAACTTCAGGAGGCACCTATGGAAACGGAAAAAGAATCCTATGTGATTGGTGGTATTAAACAGGATGTTGGTGCTAATACTTTCTCAGGTTTCAAGTTGTGACACCAAAAATACTCAATAGTGATGGAAATTACGATGAGTGGTGTGAAGAAGAACTTATAAAATGTTATAAAGATGCTGCCGAATATGATGATTTCCTTTTCGGAGACCACGACTATTCTTATATTTGGTTGAATAATAAAATTAATGAGGGTCCTTGAGACCCTCTTTTTTTTTATAAATAACTAAAAAAGAAAAGATGTCTAGACTTACTGGTACTGATGCATATGGTTTGATGGAGGCATATAATAATGTATATGCTCCTCAAGAAATCACCGAAGAGCAAGTTTGGGAAGAAGTTGAAAACTGGGTAAATTCACTCATCGAAGAAGGTTATGACCTGAGTGATTATACTTGGGAAGAGATGTATGAGTCTTATATTGAAGAGCAAGATGCAGTTCAAGGTTCTTTATTTACCAATAAAGGAACTACTCAAAACTTTAGAGGAAAACCAGGAGGAAAACCAAGAACTCCTTTTGTTAAGATTGAACCAGTTCCTACAAGATCGGGGGTCCAACCAACACCACCAAGAACATCCGCATCTACTGCAAGACAATCGCCGGGACAATTAAGTATTCCCAGTCCAAACAAACCAACAACAGCAAAACCAAATCCATACAGACCTGGTGCTACTGTTCGTGCCACTGGTCCTAACATGGATAAGTTCCCACAACTTCAGAGATTTGCTAATCAAGCAAGAAGAGTTGCTGAACCAGTTTCTAGATTTGCAGGTGCTGCTGCTGGATTGACAAGAATAACTCCTGCTGGTGTTGCTGCTGCCGTGTTGGCACCAAGATCTACTGCACCCGGAACACTTAATGCCGCATTAAAGAGAGGAGATTATAAACCACAACAAGGTCCAAAAAATCCAGATCAAGGTTTGTCTAAATCTCAGTCTTTTGATAAGGCATATAAAACAGCAAAAAATAAAAAAAATGGGATGGGTTCTACTTTTACTTGGAATAACAAGTCTTATAAAGTAGAAGAATATGATGTTCTATTTTCGTATATTCTAGATGAAGGTTATGCTGATACTGAAGAAGCAGCAACAACTATTGTTGAAAATATGAGTGAGAAATGGATATCTACTATTTTAGAGGCACATCCTTTAGATACTGAAAGAATGCTCAGGAAAACAGGAAAACCTTATCGCCAACCTCAATACTTAAAAGCAAAACCAAAAAAGAAATCTGTGGGTGATTGATAGTGAAAAGAGTCCTTGAGACTCTCTTTTTTTATAAATAAATATAAATTGTAAGACTTTAAGAATTAAAATGACTTCTTTAAACCTTTACGAAGCATATGCTGCTGTTTATGATGATAATCTTAGGCAGGAACTTCTTTCCGCACCAGTAAAAGAAGATTTTTCTTTTATTGATGATCTAAGTGATAATGAACTCGTTCAGGTAATGGAAGAGATTCTTTCTGAGGGAGAAGTTACTCTTGACGAATGTTTTGATGCTTTTGACGAAGTTTTAATTGAAGCAACAGTAACTTCAAGTGAGGACAGACCATCTGAAGGATCATCAAGAGTTACTTCCTCCTCAGATAGAAGATCAGAAAAAACTGCAGAAAGAAGAAAGAAAGTAAGAGTTGGTAGAGTAATTCAAGCAGCGGAGAGAGCTGGAGAAAAGATTAAGGGTGGCGCTAAAAAGACAAAAGAAAAAGTAACCGGAAGACTTGCTTCTGCTAAAGAAAAGATTACAGGATTCTTAGGTAAAATTGGTCGTTCATTAAAGGCAGGAGCATCTGCCGCAAAGAAAGAGTTTAGTGGTGAAGCAGGAAGAGAAGCAAACGCAAGAGTAACTGGTCGTCAGTTGAGAAGAGCAGCAAGAACTCAAGCATCTGCAGAAAGAAGTAAAGATACAAGTGCTTTTGTAAAGAAATCATCTCCTTTTGATTATGAACCGGCACCCAAACCAGCATGGGAAAAAAGAGACACAACTTATAGTGGCGGTGGAGTTGGTAGGAGAGAAGTAGCATCTTCCGGTGGTATTCGATCAAGAGGAACATCTGGTGGTGGAGAAGGACCTTCCTCAACAGGAAGAGCACTTCCTCCTGTAGGTGCCGGATCAAGAACTCCTGGCGGCAAACCAAGAAGACAATCACAAATAACTTTTGCTCTGAGTAAAGCTGCATCTAAAGGTAGAAAATTGTTAAACCAAGAGTATGACCTTCTTGCCTCATACATCCTTGAGGACATAATCAACGAAGGTTATGCCAATACCTTTGAGGAAGCATTTGAAGTTCTTGAGTCATTTAGTGATTATGAGATAGGTGAAATCGCTGAGAACTATCTTGTAGAAGATACTGAAACTGTAGATCTTTATGATGTTATTCTATCACATCTACTTGATGAAGGTTATGCTGATACTGAAGAATCAGCACTTGTAATTATGGCAAATATGAGTGAAGAGTGGAGGGAGAGTATTGTTGAGGGGGACTACAATCCTAGGATGGCAAATAATGTTGGAATTGTTGGACCAACGCAAAAGGCGATTGATAACATTCCTTTTGTGAGAGATATTAGGATTGCGATTGCTAATTCGCAAAAAGGAACTGAAGATAAAATGGCTGGCAAAAATAAAGGGAAGGTTGGCAAACATACGGTTTTTAGCAACCTTACGTCAACTAAACTTAAGGATGGGAGTGTGACATCACCAAATACTCGGTATACTGATATAAGTCCAGATAGAAACAGATAAAATCAATGGAATCTATAGGAGAATAAACCACTTTCCAAACTGACACACGGAGGGTCCTTGAGACCCTCTTTTTTTATAAATACCTAAAAAAGGATTGATGAAATCATATAAAGAATTTTGTAAGGATGCAAATATTCAAGAATTTTGGAATCCATTTGCACCAAAACCAAATTCAGTAGCAAAACCCCAATCGGTTTTGGCATATAAGAATTACCAATCAGGAGTTCTTAATAAATCAACTAATGAATTTACTCCTAGACCTCATAGTGGTCCTGAGCAAACTAGATATGGTTGGAAACCAGTGAGTGTAAGTTCCTATAGTAAAAAAGACACTCCAGGACCAAAAACTGCAAGCGGGCACAAGTTTGATGACAAGCAAAGATTAGTTGCTGTCCCTTATAAGTATAAGGAAGGGCAAGCACCAAAAGGAACATGGGAAGGAACTCCATCAACACCTTTCGGTACTAAATTGAACGTTACAGCAAAACCTATGGGAACATCAACAAAAGTTTCCAATACTTCGGTTCAAGATACTGGAAACTTTGGTCCTGCCGGTGATTATAATAAATCTACAAGTTATGATCTTTCTCGTCAAACTGCAGCAGATGTTACTGGCAATCCAAACATAACTTCAACAGAATTTGGTAAACGAAAAGTTTATGTGAGACCTTCTAAACCTTGAGAATCTCGGTTTTTTATAAATAAATCTATAAAGAACTTTAAGAAAAGATGTCTAGACTTACTGGTAGTGACGCTAAGGGTTTGATGGAGGCATATCAGGCAGTATATGCTCCTCAAGAACTTACTGAAGAACAGGTATGGGAAGAAGTTGAGAACTGGGTCAATTCACTTTTAGAAGAAGGTTATGACTTAAGTGAATATACTTGGGATGAGATGTATGAGGCGTATTCTCAGTTAGATGAATATGCATATGCAGTACCCCTAATACAGGCAGGTCTACGGGCAGCTTTACCAGCAATTGGACGGGCAGCTTTACCAGCAATTGGAGCTGCTACTAAGTTGTTGCAGGGACGAGGACAATCAAAACCTCAAGAACCTGTGGATTACGGACAAGGTACATATTTTTCGTCTAGTAAGGACAAACCAGCTCCTAAACCATCTTGGGAGAAGCCTTCGGCAGCACCATCTGGAGGTAGCACCAGATTGCCAAGCCCAGCACCACAGCCTGGAAAGAAACCAACAGAAGAACAAAAAGCGGCAGCAAAAGCAGCAGCAGAAAAACAATTAGCAGCAGAACGAGCAGCAGCATCAAAACCAAAACTAGAAGTAAAACCAGAAGTAAAACCAGAAGTAAAACCAGAAGTAAAACCAGAAGTAAAACCAAAACCAGAAGTAAAACCAGAAGGTCCTAATGGAACTCAAAGACTCTTGAGTTCTAAAGCAAGAGAATTAAGACAATCTATTGGGCGTGGTGGTAAAGATCCTCAAGGAAGAGGAATGACTGCCGCTGCCGGGGAATTAATTGGATCTGCAGTAAGAACTCCAATAAGGCAAACTTTAGACGTAACAAGAAAAGTAATGACTCCTTTAATAGCACCAGCAGCTGGTGCCTATGCTGCTTGGAAAGGAGTTACTGATTTAATGAACCCGGAAACAAGAGCGGGGAGATGGATTAGAGGAGTTAGGAGGGAAGACTATGAAATTATTGATATTGTTAAAAACTATTTAATTGATAATAAGTACTCTAATGATGAAGAATCTGCTTTAAGTATTATAGAAAATATGAGTGATGAATGGATAGAAAATATTTTAGAGGCTCCTGAATTAGGAAGTACAAACGCTCAAGGTAAATTTTATACTGGTCCAAAATATGGATATCAATCTTGGCAAACAGCATCTTCCAAAAGATTACTTCCAAGTGAAGTTCTAGGTTCTGAACCACCTAAAGCAGCAGCACCAAAACCAGAACCTCAAAGAGGAAGTACAAACGCTCAAGGTAAATTTTATACTGGAAAACAGTATGGATATCAATCTTGGCAAACAGCATCTTCCAAAAGATTACTTCCAAGTGAAGTTCTAGGTTCTGAGCCTCCAAAAGCAAGGGCAGCAACACAACCTCCAGATCCAGGAGCTAAACAACCAGGAGAATCTCTAGCAGATTATGCTAAAAGAACAGAACGTGAGGCATCAGCATCACAACCTCCAGCATCAGGAAAACCTCCAGCATCAGGAAAACCTCCAGCATCAGGAAAACCTCCAGCATCAACTTCAGCACCACCACCAAAAGTATCTCCATCAAAACCAGCACAAACTGGTGATAGAACAAAGGATCTTACAACTTGGGCTTTAGCAAACAAAATTATGATTGATAAGGTAGGAACAAAAGCACAAAGAGAAATTCTTACTAAAGCACAAACAGGAGGAACTATGCCAGCACCTAGACCTTTAAAGACATCTTTAAAAGACTCTTACGACTATGATGCCTATGACCTTGTGCTTGAGTATCTCCTCTCACAGGGGCACGTAGACACCTTAGAGGAGGCAAATTATGTGATGTTGGTAATGGATGCTGAAACTATTGGAAGTATTGTTGAAGAATGTGAAAATGATTTACTTGCAGAAGAAATCACCGAGTGGGTAAATGAACTTATAGAGGAAGGTTATGATCTTTCAGAATATACTTGGGAAGATCTTGCAGAGTATTATGTGAATGAAGCAAATAAAGCAGAAAAAATGCTTGGTTTAACTTCAAGACAACGTGAGAGAGCAAGAAATCTCAATCAATACACCGATAAACCCATATTTTATGGTACTAATCCAAATAGAAGAAAAAAAGCAGATAATAGTGATCCAATCTTGAATAATGCACACAAAGGAATGACTGCAAAAAGAAAAGCATCTCATAGAGCAGGAAGAGGAACAAGAGGTGATTCTGGAGAATCTACTAATGTCGTAAAATCACGCTATCAAGCAAATAAGGATCATGAAGATGGTTATCCTTCAATTACAAAAAGGGGTCAAGGTCCTACTTAGTAACTAAATCCTAACATAACTTAAAGGAGGCTTGACAAGTCTCCTTTTTTTGTGTAGACTAGGTTTGTCTCCGTTGAAGGATAAATAATAGCTCTATAAGACTACTAAATGAGCTATGAGAATCCTTGGAGATATAATGGGGAGATTTTTGAATCAAACCATATAGAAGATTATTTTGGATTCGTATATCTCATATCCTGTAAGACCACCGGTAGAAATTATATTGGACGCAAGTACCTTTGGCAGTTCAGAACCCCAAAAGGAAAAAAGAGAAAAGTAAAGTCAGAATCTGATTGGAAAAATTATTATGGTTCTTGCCCAGAATTAAAAGAAGATATAATCAAATACGGCAAGGAGTTCTTCAGTAGAGAAATTATAAGTCTTCATAAGACAAAAGGTAAATGTAACTTTGAGGAAACAAGACAACTTTTTCTAAATAATGTACTGACCGAATCACTTGACTCTGGGGTTCCGGCATACTATAATAGCAATATTCTCTCTAGATATTTTCGGAAAGACTATTATGATGACGCTACTGGAACAAACTCTTAGGTCTTCTCACGATTGGGCAGTTGATCGCATACATACATTATGTGAGAATAAGGATATTGAATCTGCACACGCAATTCAAGCAGAGTTTAGAGAATGGATGGATCCCGAGATCCCGCAACACGATGTTTTTTCACTCGAATACTTAGGAGAAGAATAATGAGAGTAGACCTTCACAATTTCTTTCAGTACTACGACCCAAAGAATCCAAAGCATGTTGCGGCAGTAGAGCAACTTGAAGTAGATTTGATAGGTAAATCTCCAGACCTGATGGAGGATACTGCAAATTGGGTGAAGATTTTTAGAACAAAACTAGAAGTAGTAATTCCAGGAATTTTAAATATTCCCTACTATCCTCAAACAGATAATTATAGAGATGCTAATCGTACTTGTAATAGTTCTGCCTGTGCTATGTGTCTTGAGTATTTTAAACCGGGAACTTTAGTAGGAGCAAAAGGTGATGATGCTTATGTTCAGAAAGTATTCGCAATCGGTGATACAACTGACCACTCAGTTCAAACCAAAGTTCTTGCTTCTTACGGAGTTAAGTCTGAGTTTAGGTATAATCTTGGGTTTGCTGACCTTAATCGTGAGTTGTCTGCTGGGAGACCCGTTGTTATTGGCATACTCCATCGTGGCACTCTATCTTCTCCTACTGGCGGGCATATGCTGTGTGTAATAGGTAAGAAGGGTGAGGACTATGTTGTAAATGACCCTTATGGTTCTTTGAATGATGGATACACAGGAGCAGTCACGAATGGTAAAGGTGCCGTATATAAGAAGTCAGACCTTCAGTATCGTTGGTTGGAGAAAGGAAAAGATAAAACTGGGTGGGGAAGAATTTTCAAATGACTATCAAATTCATAGATGCCGTAGAGAACCATAAAGACCTAGAGCATCAAAATCGTGCCTGGGCATTTCTTCAGGCATCAGTTCACAAAGAAATCTTGGATGAGTTTGCTAGGATTTATAGAAATCAAAAGGTAGAACCAACACTTGATGGACTACCACTTCAAGGTGTTGCACTTATCAAGGAATTTGAAGATTGTCATCTCAAAGCATATTATGATCCTCTTACAGGTGGGTTGCCCATTACGATTGGTTGGGGCAGCACTCGTAGAAAGGATGGAACCCGATTTATGATTGGGAATAAAATTACTCAAGAAGAAGCAGATGATTTGTTCTACTATCAACTTCGTCGTGAGTTTATTCCTGCTCTCCAAAAAATACCTTACTGGAGTGAAATGAATGACAATCAAAGAGGGTCTTTACTTTGCTTTGCTTACAATCTTGGTGCAGATTTTTATGGTCATCCTGACTTCAATACTATTACAAGAGTCCTGAAGAATAAGGAATGGAATGAGGTTCCAAAGTCACTAGAACTTTATCGTAATCCTGGAACTAATGTTGAAGCAGGATTATTGAGAAGAAGAAAAGCAGAAGGAAAACTTTGGTCTACACCATAAAAGGTTTTGCTATTCCTTCATTTATCATTCTCTCATTCACCGTAACTGGGTCTCCAACAAAATAAAGAGTGCCAAGTATCCTTCCATACTTATCTTCTTTGAAAGTTTCAATTACCCATTCACCTTCTCGGGACAGTTCTTTTTCTAACCACGCTTTTGTCGCAAGACCTTCTGCTTTTTCTTTAAGGTCTTTGGTTCTTGTTTCTGCTGCATTAATACCTTTGAGACGAACTCTTTGAACAGTTGTAAGATTGAATCCCAAATCTATTGAAACATCTAATGTGTCTCCATCAACAATTCTTTCTATCTTCTTGATTCTATAGTTATACATTATCTTCTTCGTATGCTAATTTAAGTATATAGTATATTATATAAGCAGCACCGGCAAGTCCAATACCTAATAGTATATTTACACTCCATACTGGGTCAGTCATTTTCTTTTTCTTCAGGTTTTTTATTTAAGTTTGCCTTCAAAGCAATAATAGTTGCCAGAAGAGACATCAAAACTTGAATTGATTCTGATGTATTATCGTCACATTTACTTGGAGGTTTTGCTCCACTTTTATCAAATGCCTTTACAAGATACAGATAATGTAAACTAGTCATTACCTTGAAATTACATATTACATAATTTGTGAAAGTCATTCCAACAATTGCTGCTGCTACAAATGCAACCATCACAGGAACTATATTATCAAGTGTTGGATATTTGAATTTCATAATCGTCCTTCGGTTTTATGTATCCATTCCTTCAACTCAGCAACATATTTTCTGAGTTCTTGTGCCTTATTTAGATGCCATTCATCACCACTCCTGAGGTACTCGTGAGTGTGATTATCTATTGCCTTGAGAATATTGTGTATCGGTGTATTCCAGTGCTCTCTATGAGGTGTATTCCACTCTCGTGGCATAAAATGTGAAAAGTAGTTTGAAGTATTTAGATTCTCCGGAGACTTATTTACCTCTAACCACTTCTCAAACTGGCATACTTGACAGAACCTAAATAATCTCATATAGTGTAAAAGCAGAGTTTCGTGAGTGGATTCATATTCCTGATGATGTAAAGGAAATAGACATCATTTATATGGATATGGATTCTATAAATAATTAGAAACTATTCATATGAAGACGTTTCAAGAGTTTATATTGGAAGCAGAAATCAAGTGGAATACTGGAACTCTTAAAGGAAGTAAGAAAAGTCCCAGTGATACTGCAAAGCAAAGGAAAGCAAAACTAGAAAGAGATGCTAAGCAAAAACCATCCCCAAAAGTTTTTAGTAGAGTAACTAAAATTAAAAAGGGAATATCTGGTGCCGATGCTTTAGCAAAAGATACTGATCCAAAACCAGAAACTAGGGCATCTAGAATGCAAAGAACCGGTAAAATGAGAGTGAATACTGGATATGCTACATTTAAAGATACGCCCACAAGTTCTGTTGGTACTGAGAGTGGTGTAGATAGGACGGGAGTTCACGATTTGGGACAAGGAGGTCGTAGAACTGGTTCAGCAACTGCTCCGGGAGAAGTTGTATCAGATAGATATGGCAAGGTCACTGGTGGAAGAGGAACGAGGGTGAATCGTTCTGGTGGTACGGTCGGTAGAAAAGGATGACTTGACAAAACCTAAATAATCTCATATAATGCAAAGGAACCCACTCAAAAGGTGGGTTTTGTCATAATGAGTCTGTGACGTGACACTTAGAGCCGTGGAAGATGCCCTTCGAGAGAGGTGGTATACCCCTCTTCTATACGGATGCCGAATTCTATTAAAATTAATGCAACAATTTTTTACTGTAGCCTTTCCCCTTTTGGCAATGGTTACAACCAGCACGGCAACACTGCCCCAAGTGTTTCCTCCTCCACCCGTGAGTGGTCCGCCACCATTCTCTATTATTCAAGAGGATCCTACACCAAAGACAGCGACCAGAGAGGTTGCTCCAGTTAAACCAAAAGAAAAAAGACTAATTTGTAAAGGATGTAATACTAATGAAACGAAGACTGTAGAATTTTTACAGAAACGTGGAATTACTGACAAAAATGCCATAGCAACCATTATGGGCAATATCCGACAAGAATCTACCTTCACTCCTAATGTATGTGAGGGTGGTGCTATAGTGTCTTATAATTCTTGTAGGAGTGGTGGTTATGGTCTTATTCAATTTACCGATGCTCCAAGATATAACGGTCTTGGTAAGTTTGCTGCTCGTATTGGTGGAGACCCTTCCACACTTGATACTCAATTGAAATACATTATGTACGAAAGTGATTGGAAGATGATTGAACCTCATATGAAAACTCCCGGTAAGTCTATTAATGATTATATGAGACTTGCTAGAAAGTGGATACGTTGGGGCGATCACGGTGCCCGAACTGACTTTGCTTATAATTATGCAAATCGTTTAGTTCTTACTGAAGTCTAAAATTCATAAAATTGAATAAATATAGGAGGGCACTCATAACCCTCCTTTTTTTATGTTTAATTTCAATTTCGGCAAGAAGAAACCTGATATAAAACAATATGCAATTATAGGAGTCGTATTATCTTCTGTGATTGTAATACTCTCACAGTGTTCCAGTATTCCTAGCAATCAACTTTGGGATTTACTGGATGAGATACAAAGAAAATATTTTCCACAAACTATACTAAATGAGTTTATTATCAAAGATGATGAAAAACTCAAAAGAAGAATTAAGAGAGATGTTGATAGGGCAATTGATGATTATTGGAAACAATCTGGAGAGAAACCAGTAGAAGTTCCTGCTCCAATATTTTCAGAAAAATCTGTTGATAAATCTGTGTGTTATACCGAAGAATGTAAGTCACTCGGTGGAGAAATGCGGTTATGTGCTCCTTGGGTGTCTGGATGTAACTAAAAGTCGTATATATAACCATATCCTATTTTATTTTGGAGATTATTATGTCTGTATCACAAGAACTACTGAGTGCGATTGAAGCATGGAAAGTAGAAGACGAAAAGTTCACTGCCGGTAATAGTGCCGCTGGTACTCGTGCCCGTAAGGCACTTCAGGAAGTTGCCAAACTGGTCAAGACCCGTAGAAGTGAGATTACCGAAGAGAAGAACGCCCGTAAGGAAGCAAAGGGTTGACTTTAGTGCCCTGATGCCTTATAGTAGGTTCACGGGTGAAGGAGGTCCAAACTTCTTATA